TCCATATTCAGCACCAAAACAGACCGGATCCGCAGTGGCGCGACTTGTGAATTTGACCATTCAGAGCGCTCGAAATCAGGCGAGATTGTGACCGTAATCTGATAAGATACGGCAAAGGCCAGCTATCACGCAAAGCAGCAAAGCGCTTTTGATGGCTATGGCTTAGCAGTCTAACGAATAGAATAGATCCGATTTTGGGGTTTGGGGTGGTAACCTTGAAAGCTGCGAGCTAGCCCGGAACGATTGACTCGCGCGCGCATGTTCCTTATATATTATTTAAAAAGGGGGTGGTACGGTTCTTGCTTACGCGCAAGCAGTAATCATGCCAACGCCCTCACGCATGCAAGCGCCATGCCAGGTAGGGAGGGGGTGAGGGTCGTCCCCCCCCCCGCGCAGGGGAGCGCTAAAATATACACTCCCCTTTCTCGATAAGTGTGAAAAACGACCTAATGGCCCATCCTGATGTGTTAGTCTTCTCAGGAGAGGTGATTTCCTATGCTAAACGAAAACGAAGAGCAGGTCGAAGACGTTGATATGACTCCAATCATCAAGATACTCGCAGCAGCCCTGGTTTCGGCCCGACCTTTCGTCTGGCGAGCGAAGAATGGCGTAAAGGCTCACGAGCAGGACGCGAAAGATGCCGCAGATTGGTTTGAGAAGTACGGCGATCTACTCGACATCTTGAAATCAGGCCCCAGAAGATAAAGAAAAACCTATTTATCCTAGTCGGGGGGAAGACTGTGGGCCGTGTGGAACAACTCGAAGAGTTTTCCAAGGGATTGTGGAAAGGCGTAGGCTTTCCATAAGCACGGTACGGTCCATCAGGACCACAGGTCTGCGACCCTGACGCCCTATGGACAACATTTGCAATGTTATCCACAGTTCTTGGAAAAGTCTGCGACTTATCCACAGGCTCATCAGCCCACGACGATATATTTTAGAATCTGTTGGCCCAATGTTCCATCCATACATCCTCAACGAGTCTTCGCCACGTATGTCTCTTGCGAATGTCCAATGAAATGAGGTCAGCGATACGCATGACTCTCGTTTCCAATGGTGAGTACGAAGACAGCGTGTAGCTGCCAGCAAAGAACATCTCCAAGTCCCTTTTAGACAGCTTTATTTCACGGGCAATATCTTGAAGCTCGTCCCTTTCAGAGACGTTGCCAAACATTCCAGACTTACGCAGTTCCTGTCGTATGGCCCGTCCAAGCTTATATTTCGGGGTTATCTCTTTCATTTTATCCTCCATCTCGGTAACAGGTAACAGACAATTTCCTATAAACATCAATTGAAATTGATCTAAAAACACCAAAAGGTTTCGGGGATTTTTCCACTTCTCTGTTACCACGGCCTCAAAAAGGTGGCATGGGGGTAACAGGGGGATGGCGGGGGTGTCATTACTTAGGTACAACGCCCATTACTCCATCGTGTTCGGGTCGGGGTTCCAACATCCAGACTCTGGTGGTGGGGTCTTTAGGGGAACGGTGGTTCTTGATGGCCTTGTTGATGTAGCCGTTGGCCTTCATGTGCTTGCCGAAGCTGGCCTTGGTTACAGGCTCGAGGTTCTCGGCCTCGCACCAGTCCTCATAGGCTGTGAATAACTCCGCCACTGTACAGAACTTGCTCTTGGGATGAGCGCCATTGCTCTCAGCAGCAATATCGGTGCGGTCAGAGAGGAACCCGCCGACGAAATCGCATGACTTGCGGTACTTCGCGATGGAAACATTCACCGATTCGGGTAAAACGAGACCCCGCTCGTACCATTTGACTGCACCTTGCACCATCCAGCCAAGAATAGACTCGTACTCACGCTCTAACTGGAGCATCAGTTTGCTGTTTCGCTCCATGACCCGGCCTTCCTCGAATCGAGCGCGTCTGTCCGACCGCATCTTCGATGGATCCATCTCATCAGCCGGAATGAACTCCGCCTCAAACGGAACAATCACAACTCGTCTCCATGTTGCAAGGTCATTGCTCAATCTGGGCAGATGATTGGTTGCCATGAAGGACTTGAAGTGGGCTGAGTAGCGAAATGGGGAGCCGTAGGGGTGCCTCGCACTAATAAGGTCACCACCTGTGAGGAGTTTCATCACCTCCTCGTTCAAGGTCTTGTTTCTCGATGTCTCAGAAGCGGTGACCAACCGTGATCCGCGCAGACTCGCAAGAGCATAAAGCTTGTTGTTGTCCTCGGCACGGCTGGTGAACGTCTGAGAAGACGTAGTCGTGGAATATTCCCCCATAATCGCATTCACGATATTCAATAGGGTCGATTTTCCGTTGCTGCCGTGGGGTCCGTACAGGAAGAACATCTTCTGTTCACGGGTGGAACCCGTCAGACAGTACCCCAACATCACTTGAACGAACTCAACCAAGTCCTGTCGGCCCAACATCGCCTCGTCTAAGAACTCTAAGAACTTTGTGGGGGGTGGGGAGTTGGGGATAAACTTCGTTCGAGTCGTTTTCGTCACCAGATTTTCTGGCTCACGCTTTAAAAGTTTTCCACAGCGTAGATCCACCTGCCCGTTGGGGCAACCAAGGATGTATTCCTTGTTGTCTAATGCGGCGAAATCGATGGTTATACCTGGCTCACGGGACGCTCGGCGTTTTATCGCTGTCTCCCGGTCACCCTCGATCATCTTCACAACTTTCAATAGAGTTTTCCACAGGGGGTGGTACTCACCAACCTCGTTGGCCATCCATCGGTACGCCTCCCCAAGGTCACGCAACTTCTTTTCCATCTGAACACTGTTGTGATCGATGCTCCAGCGCACACCATCGTAGACCAACCACCGTTTTGCCTCGTGAACATACCGCATTGAGTCGCCGTGAAGCGCAATCAACTGCCGACCTACGCAGACAGGGGTGTTGTGAATGGCCCCATTGGCCTCAATCATCCTAAACATTGCCTTGTATCGCGAGTTTTTTCTACTCTTCCCCATGACGACCTCCACCGAAGTCGGTTCGGATGACGCGATGTGGCAAATCGACCTTTTCAACAAGCTGCCAGCGCGACTTTTGCTTGCGAGGAGCGTCTGCACCCAACGCCCCGCTCTCATTGAAGCCGTATGAGGTTCGTTCGTAAATGTACCACTTACAGGCGGGGGTAAACTTGCAGTAGAAACGCGCCTCCTCCAGCGTATCGAAATACATCATGGGGTCAATCTTCTCATTTGTCACTAAAAAACTTGTGTTTTCCATGTATTGCTCCTTGAAAAAAATTTTCTTTTGGTGGTTGGTTGTGGTCTTAGATAGAAGGGGGGCCACACGCCGCTGCTGACATGAAAATACAGCGCGTGCGGCCCTGGACGTTACTCTTCCTGGTCCTCTCTCAGACGGAGAGCGAGGAGCACTGAGGGAAGATAGTCGCAACTTCCCAGTAGAGAGTCTCCAACCCACAAGGATCTCTCATGTGCTTCCTCAAAAGAGAGTGACGCCGCTCCCGATTTACTCCTGTTGCCCATGACTCTCTCCCTGCACCAGAAATAGTAAGCTTCTCTCACGTCTTTCCAGTCCAAAGCTACCGCTGTGTTCACTTTAGCGAAGTTCACCAACAGTAAACCAGTCATCTTTTTGCCGCCTCGCTCTGAAATAAGGTCAAAGGCTTTACCTTGATGTTCGGGAACCTTGGCAAACGGCAGCCTGTTCGTCTTGTGCTCCTTGGCATCAACCAAAAGAGTGTACCCGGACGAGCAGATGAGGTAGTCAGGTGGCCCTTGGCCCAACAAAATGCCTTCAAAAGCACCCCGGCCAAGAGATTTTCTCATCAAATACGGTGGATGAAGCCTCGCGATGTAAGCCAACCCAGCCATATCGTACAATTTGTGTACCCGGTCGAGCCTTGTCTCCCAAGAACGACCGCGATTCGCTTGATTTTTGCCCTTACGCTTCGGCATCATCTGCTACTTGAGGAATATTGTACGTATTCTGCATTTGTTTGAACTGAGCTTGCGCCCATGATCGAATAAAAATGCCTTCCTCTGTAGAGTGGGCCTTTAATCCCATCGTTCTACACAATGGAATGATGTTTCCGGGCGCGGACAACCCACCATGTAGCCATTTCCAGGCCACCTGACGGGTGGCTGTGCCACCATTTTCACGAACCGCACGCGCCAACTGGCTGGGGCTCATCAATGAATGCTCCTTCAACAGCGGTAAAAGCACTGAATGCCAAGAGGTCATTTTTTCTCCTTTGTTTTGAGTGTTATTCTGGTACTGTGTATCACGACGACTGACATAAGCCAAGGATTTTGTAACACGGTGAATGACAACGTGTTACGTGAAGCTTGGTTCAACCAAAGGAGTAACCATGAATGAAATGACCATACCTAAACCAGTCACTGAGAGGCATGATGTTCCTGCGCCTTTCAACTCACCTACCCTCACCAAGATCATCCAGTCTTTGGTGAAGGCCCACAAAATGTTTGGCCCCATCTTGAAAGAGACCAAGGGCTTCAACTACAAGTACGCTGACCTTTCTAATGTCCTCGCCGCAGTGCGCGGTCCCCTTGCTGAAAACGGCATCATTGTTTGCCAGAACATCATTGGGTCGAAGGGTGATAGGACGGTGGTCACGACCCTCTATCATACGTCAGGGGAGTTTATGAGCTTCCACTATCCAATTGTTGAGATGCCGGATGGAAGAAGCAAGTTGTCTCCGCCCCAAAACTATGGAGCATCGGTAACCTACTCTCGCCGTTATGGGCTTCAGAACGCCCTTATGCTTGCTTCGGAGGATGACGATGCGGAAGCTCGCCAGAAAAAGAAAAGCTGGAAAGAGGATTCCGCTAAACAAAAGTACAAGAATCCTGATCGAAACGAGCGGACTCAGGATGAGCGTCTTGCTGACTTTGGCCTCACCCCGAAGGACATGAATCCCTGGATCAAGATGAACACCGGGCTTCCGGCATGGGAAAAGATGAAGGTGAGCGACCGTGAAAGACTTATTGATGAACTGAAAGACGGTGTCCTTATGATTGAGCATGTCAAAGAGGCAGCTACAATCAAGCCAGTCGCCAAAAAAGTCCTCAAGAAAGGCCCCGCCGCTCCTCTTGCTGGCACCATTGATGATGAAATCAAAAGGTTAATGAGTGCCAGAAAAAAGTTGAAGCCGGAGGAGAAAGATCCTCATCACAAGAGTTTCAAGCCAGCGCATTTCGCCATGTCCCTGAAGGATGCCGGATTCGAGGTCAACTCGATTTCAGCATGGTGCGAAGCAAACCATTGGGGGAGACCGTCAGGCTGGGAGGGAAGCCGCCGAATGTCGTTTGTGGAGAAGTTAAAGAAAGGCGAACTAACACCACCAGACATGTGCCGGGTAAAAAAATGAGCGATTACCAAATGGACAGGCCCAGGTTAGCCACCGCTAAAACTAAGGTTGCAAGATTGATGCAGGATCAGAGGTGGCATTCCGCAGCAGCAATCAGGCGGGTTGGTGGAAGCGAAGGGCTTCGGAGGATGAGGGAGCTTAGAAAGGATGGTTGGAAAATCATTAAACGCCGTCCCGCTGAAGACTCTGGTTCTTGGGAGTATCGCGCCACCTGGATCACTCGCAGCCCACTTCTTGGGAGATAGGATCTTATTTTGAGCTACGGTCTTTCGGTAAGCATATCTGCCTGTCGTCCCAGAGACAGGAAGGAGGGATGGATTTGGACTATATATGATGTTGGTTCGAGGGCGTCTGGGAATGCCCTGGCTTTTCGCCACCCGGAAGATCGTAGCTTTCCATTTCATTTTAAAGATTTTTACGGTGTTTGATCCAATGATTGCTCGAACATTTATACTCCCGTTTCGGGAACACAGCGATAACGAGGGTGTGGAGTTTGGTGATGACACCCTCTTGATTAATTTTGGCGAGGACATCGACCGCAACCTCGTATGCGTCACAACCAATCGAATCGATCCAGGTGTGGCAAGCATGCTGTTTCCAAAAACTGCAATCGGCATGGCCAATCTCGTCACAGCCCTCATCAATTCAGCCTATGCTGCAATGACCCCAGATGAGTGGCTCGAGCTTCTCGAAGAGGCAGACGAAGATTATTGAAAAATCGTCTTGCTTTTGTTTTGTGAATACAGTACAACTGTCTGACGGGTTCGGGTCGCTTCTTGGTTGTGGTCAACCGCTGCTGCGTTCATTCATGGTGCTCCCCGTCCCGTATCTCTCTTGTCCTCTCTATGTGCTCTTGGCGCAACTGAACCTACTCCTCCTTTGGGTCCAGTTGCGCCACTTCTTCAAGTTCTACCGCCCAATGTGCGTTTTCGTTTGAATCTGTCCTCCACTTGGGTTCATTGATTCCGAAGCCTGGGGATACTCCTGCTACATCGATGACTGGAAGTTCTCTCGCTTCAGCAACTCCCATGACGCGCATGAACTGCCTGTAGAAAAGCTCTTCGAGGGAACCCAGAAGGGTGAAGTCGCACAGAAACGATTCGGCGTGCCAGGTCGGGCACAATCGAGAAAGCTGCCAGCACGCATTATGGTACAGTGCTAATGAAGACTCTGAACTAAACAGTGGAACACGATATTCAAGCCATGATCCAAGCTTGATTAAGTCTGCTGCCTTGTTCGCAGACAAAGCAAGCACAAGGGACACCATTAGCGCATGCATGAGGGTTGGTTCTCGTGGCTTCAGGAGGTCGCTTTGCGTCCAGTCCCGGCTAATCCCCTTAGCGTAGTCCTTGGGTGCCCTGCGGCGGCCATAGCTCGCAGCCTTTATGCATCTCTCATTCACCAACGCAGAAACTAAAGCGTGGTATTTACGAACCGCCTCGTTGATTAGTAGAAGTTCGTTGTCCGGGGTTGTTGCATCGGCAACCACCCTGGCTATTCCGTCCGCCCATGCCTTCCTGGCATTGGGGCTCATCTTGGATGGATTAGAAATCTTCTTTGGATCCGGTAGAACCACGCCATCTAATTTCCACACTTCACCGAACCGGCTTAGAAACACCTCGTCGCGCCACGCGCAAACACCAAGATGGTGGACAACCTGCCCGATAGTGATCGTTCCAGCATAGTAAATGGGATATTTCTTTACGCTATAGTTTACCTGTTTGGACCAGTAGTAGTAGCCCAACACCCTTCCAATGTCCCGATTGCCTATTTTAAAGCTAGCGGTGAGTACACACGTTCCACGTTTTGATCGGTAGTTGTTAGACATGATTAGTACTTTCTTTCAAGAGTAACATAGTTTATGTTACAAGGTAGACAAATGGTGCCGTTCGTCAATCCTGAGCTTTTCTGGTTTCGTGTCAGGCTGTACCTTCGGGTAAAGGGCCTCACGCTTCTGGACCTTTCAAAAGCTCTGGGACGAAGACCAAGCTTTATTATCAATCGTTCTAATCAAAATAAGGTGACAAAACGAGAGGCTAAGAAGATACTATCCGTATTGGGGCTCTCCGAGCAGGATATGTTTTCGCCAATCGAAGCCTTTGCAGTAAAACATTTAAGGGTTGCTAATGACGAAGAGCTTGGAAGCGAAAGAGAGATACGAAGCTGCTGGGAAACAGGCCCTTCTTGTCTTGACGAGGTGTAGGAGATTGTTCAAGGGCGACGGAATGTACATTCCCGCCACCGTTCGACCATCAGGTGATGAATCCCCTGTCGTCGTGGGCTGGATGCCATCACAAGGATTCTGTGTAGACCTTGGAGATGGTGACCTTGTTGTAGCGAACAATCCACTGGATGCGCCAAGGATCAGTGCAGCGCTTAGCGCCATGTCTGACCTGTATAAAAGAGCGGCACAATTACGAGACGACCACGCCGAACTTCTCGAAGAAAGCTCTGACGAGGCCGAATCGTTTTTGTCGGAGATCACTAAAACCCGGAAGCCCAAGGAGGAACCTCCAGAATGGCCGCCTTAAATGACTACTGCTTTGCCGTAATTCTCAAGCAGACCGCTGGGGTAGGAAGCCCTGTCCAGTCCTCGCAGTGTGTGGGCGACCCCATTCACGTCGATCACAGTAAGAGGAAACTCTCTGAGGTTCCGCTTTATAATGCACTTGATAAGTGTTCTCGCTTTCGCTGGCGATATTTCAAGATCGATCTTAGCGCCACCCTGGTAAAGCTCAAACTTATGCAGGACAGGATCTTTTTTCGGCGCGGGCTTACTGACCGCTGGTTTGCTCATCATTGGCTTGATGACCTCCTCTTTGGCAGCAATAGGTTTAGTAGTTGTTTTTTTGGTCTTCATACTGGGTCTCGGCATGGGTAATCCTCCGAAAATGAGAGTACATCTTAGGTTGAACAGGTCTACGTATGAACGCCTGTGTAATGGCGAGGGGTCGGTTCAATCGCAAATCAAATCTGCTATTAACTCCTACTTGTCAAAGCGGGATCGAAGTGGGTATAGAGAAGTCCTTCTTGCCCCAAGGGGTAACATATCTGTTGATGATATGCTCTCTTGGCTTGCAGCAGGAGCCCCGCTGTTAAGGGATCTTCAGGGTTCCCCAGGTGTACTGCATGACGCCATCATGCAGCCAATGAGAAAATGTCTTAGCCCTTTGCAGATGGGTCGCATGAAAAAGTGGGTCGAGGGTGAAAGGTTAAGCGCGATTGGTCGAAGCGAAGGGGTCAGCAAACAGGCTATCCACGCAAGCATCCAGCGAAGCCTTCGTATCCTTAGTTCGGACAGAGCATTTCTTGATGGTCTTTGCGAACTGTTTCCAGAAGCAGCGCTGACGCCAGATGCATTATTGAATGCGGTTACCTTTAGGAGGAATGGATGAGCAAGAAAAAAACGCCCGACCAAAGCGATGCTGTTGAAGTTATCGATGAACGATATTCGCTTGAAACATACGACGGGTTGCTAAAAGCAACGGAGGATTTGCTCAATAGATATTTGTTGCCATGTGCAAACTTTGTGGAGGCTAATCAAGTTAAGACCGCCGCTGTCCTGCTGAGAGAAGCTCGAGGTATATTGGATTCTCAAAGAAGAGCCAACGCAGCCAAGGTTCTTGATGACGACAAAAAGGGCGACTTTCAAATAAATGCTGCTGGGCCTTTCTCGGTGTTTCAAGGTGGAGGTCGGTGAGCATTATTACCCCCAATGACCCAGGATTTTGGGATCCCGTTAACTTCCTTCCAATGCTCAAGGTTAGATCGAAAGCGAAAGGTCTTGTGCCTTTCAGATTGTGGCCCCACCAGTTAATTATGGCGGCTGCGGTACAGAAGGCGGTTGCGGATCGCAAGTGGTTGGTTCACATTAAGTCTCGCCAGACGGGCAGCAGCACGTTCTTCACTGGCATTGTGTATCAGCACGCGGCTTTTCGTAGAGGATGCTGGGCGGCCATCTTGGCCCACAAAAAACCAACTGCGCGAAACTTGGCTGAAATGGCCAATCGGTATTGGCGATCAACACCTAAACAGATGCGCCCGGAACGCCACGGGCGTGTGAAGCGGACATTGGAGTTTCCACACATCGATAGCAGAATCGACATCGCTTCTGTGCAGGATGATGAACCTCTTCGTGGAGATACGGTTCAGGTTTTGTTGGCCACAGAGATTTCGAGTTGGGCGGATGCGGCTGGTGAGGATGCTTGGATCAGCGCCCGGAACGCGGTCCCTGACAAAGGTGGTTTCATTCTGGGTGAGTCCACGCCGAAGCATCTTAACGATCAGCTTCATCAGGTGTGCAAAGAAAGCGAGTTGCCGAACAGCAAGTGGCTTAAATGTTTCATTCCGTGGACAATGATCGATGAGTATCGCACGCCACCCCCGCCCAATTGGAAGCCTAATCAAGCTGTCAGAGATTATTGGGATAAAAATCCTCAAATGGAAACAGCCCACGCTGTATGGATGCAGCAGGTTGGCTTACCAAAATGCGCCTATCGGGTATCTCGGTTTCAAGCAGAGTACCCTATCGATGAAACAGATTGCTGGCTGTCCCCTGGCGAGGCCATATATGACAGGATTCGTCTACGGGAGATGCTCCACGCATTGGATGGTGGGACAGCATTGGCTGAAAACAATGAGGAGTACCAAGAGTATCAGGCTCCAAAGGAAGGACATAAATACGTCATATTCTGCGACCCTGCGGCCTCGTGGGCCAAGAGGGATATGTTTGCGGTTGTGGTTCTTGATTGCACTGATTGTTCTCAAAGCGCGGAGTTTCTTGGACATAAAAACGCCTGGGAAATGGCCCACTTCTTGTCCGCAACAGGTCGGCGGTACAACGACGCGACCTTATACGTTGAGGCCAATGGTGTTGGTGAAGGAATCCTATCCCACCTGATCGACAACCCAAAAATTAGATATAGAAGGGTGTACCATCGCGCCTCTCGCGCCATAGGTGGTGGTGCCGCCACTATTCCGGGGTGGTGGTCCAGCGAAAAGTCTAAAAGAGCAGCGGAGGGCCACCTTCAGGATCTGATAGTCGATAGATCGCTCACCATATATTCTGTTCGTTCTTTGAGGCAGTTGCTTAACTACAGGGGCACCTGGGGCAAAAGAAGAGACTCGTATGGCGGTCACTTCGACTTAGCTAACGCTTGGGCTGGTGCGGCCTGGGCTTATTCTCATACGCCCACGGGTGGACGTTGGGGCAAAGAGAGTAAGACAGCGGCTCAGGAAGCTCAGGTTGCGTGGGATCGTCTTATGGAGAAAATATCTCCAAATAGCCAGGATAGCGAAACCCCTTGGGGAGATCATCGATGAGTAAAAAAGATCAGCTAAGAAAAGAAGTGCTCCGAATCTGCGAGTTAATCCGCCAAAATGAGGATCACTACGCCAAAGAAATTGCTGATGATGACATGAGAAACCTCGCTTACTGGCGAGGCAACTTCTGGTCTGGTGATGGTTTTACCTCAAACAAATCGACTCGAACTTACAGGGCTGAGCAAAACGAAATATTCCCAATCGTAGATACGCTGATGGCTGCTCTGTCTATGGATCTTCCGCAGGTGGAATACCTAGATGTTCGCCAAAACAGCGGACAGGCCCCCACTAGGGAAAACGATCCAACATTCGCCGGTAGGCGTTTAGCGGCGGTTTTAAACTGGATGGCCGACAAAGATTCAATGGATGACATGGTTGAGGAAAGCGTCATTCATGCCTGTCTGTTTAGGAGCGGCGCTATCCGTAAAGCCAGTTGGTCGCCCCGCCTTGGCAGAGTGATTTGGCGAGTCAAGTTGCCATGGGAAGTGTCTTGGGATGGTAATGCTACTCGCTGGGAAGACGTTGCGTGGGTTTCTGAAAGGTTTGTAATCCACGTCGATGACTTCAATTCTCGAGTTAAAGAAAAGGTTTATGTTCTCCAGAAAGGGAAAGGCATCAAGGCCGACACCTACCCCAGAGCTATTGGCGCAAGAGACGATCTTAGCTGGGACGAGAACGAGCGCCTTAAAAAGACCGGGTTGAAAGAGTTCATTACTTTGCACGAGTATTGGGATCTCAAAACCAAGAAATTCTACCATATCCATGTTGGAACCCAACAGGTATTGATGAAGTCGGATGCTCCATATGGAAACCCATACGACATACTGGTTTGGCACCCTGCGGTAGGACAAACCAAGGGGATCCCCGACGTGTCGTTGTTGGCCCCCACACAGAAACAGATCAACGAACAGGTTAGTGCCCGCCGCGAAATCGTTCGGCGGCTACCTCGCCGGATGCTTGTGGACAAAGAGCTTTTCGATAATGAAGAGTCGTGGCGAAAGTGGAGTCGAGCAAAAACATGGGAGCCAGCCCCCGTATCCAGACCTGCTGGCGGCAGAATCGCTGACTATGTGTACGTCACCCCTGAGATGCCCACAACTTTTGATTTTAACGCGCACCTGGGATCGGCTGAATCTCACATTAGACGAATAGCTGGAGAACTCGATGCTGGTCGGGGTGTTGTGAAAAACATACGTACCGCAGCAGAGGTTTCGCTGCTCATGGCAAGAGATGAGGGTCGCGTCGGCAAACGGGTCCGAAAGCTTGTGAAATATGTGAGGGCTGGGTTTGAGAAAGCCGGTGACATAATGAGGTGGGCTGTTGAGAACCCAGATGTAAGCAAAGTGGATATGGTAAACATCGCTTCACACGCCCAGGTGGATGTGGATCCCACCACTCTTTCGATGGAGTTGCTTACAGTTACCCCACGTCTCCGCGTTCTTCCGTTCTCTCCACTCATGGAGGATCGCAATGCCCGCCGAGCGAATCTCATATCACTTCTTGGCGAGCTTGCTGGAAGCCCAATGGCCGAATCAATCAACTGGAAAGAATTTAGCAGGGAAGTATTTGACCTGTTTGGTTTCCGTCCAAGCATCCTTAAGAACGATGAGGAAGCTGCTGCTGAGTTGGCCGCCGCACAACAAGAACAAGCTGGTGGCCCAGCAATAGCGGCACCTGGGTCACCTTCACCTGAAATGGTAGCACAGGGCGGTGCTCAAGCGCTGCCATTTCCCTCACCCGTTTTACCAACATTGACAACTGGCGTCGAATAGGAGACGAAGCATGGCAGAACCACAAATAACTGACAATATCCAACCAATGGACGCCTGGAGACGAATGCTTTGGCAGTTAGCCACAAAGGCTGCTGCTGGCGACGAAGAGGCAATGGACGAGCTTCTGTTGAAGTCCGATTCCTCTGAGATGGGCGACATGTCTCCAGATGAGTGGGTTAAACATTTAACCGCCACCTCCCCAGATCCAGATGAAATAAACCTTTCCATGGGGCACGACCCTGATCACCCCTCTATTGAGGAAGACCCTGGGATGAAGACAGACTCATATCCCGATAATCCCGATTGGGACTTAGACTTGGATGCTGATTTTCGCAGAGATAACCGCCCATACAGGCCGACCCCAGGCGCGAATCTTGTTCCTTTGGCGAGGCAAGCCAAGGATGGTAGCGAAGCCGCAATGGAAGACCTGCTCTTGCAGACGGATCCGACTGAAATGGGCAAGATGACTCCTGAGCAGTGGGTCGATCATCTCATATCTCTCCCTCAACCAGAACAACCAAAACGTGGAGCCCAGAAATGAAATACAACAAGAAAGAGTTGGCAACTAAGGCCATAGGTGGCGACGAAGAGGCGATGGGGATGCTCATTCTGGTTTCTCCCTCCAAAGAGATGGGCGACATGAGTTGTGATGACTACGCAAAACACGTTAGTGAAGGTGAAGATCAATCACCAGAAGAGGACGTGGGGGCAGTCATGGATATTCTTTTGGGCGCGGGTCTTGATGAGGATCAAGCTATGGATATTGGCTCAGGTATATTTGAAGCTTTAGGTTACTACTAGTGCCTGTCTTTGATTATGAATGCAAGCGTTGCAATGGGCGCTTTGAAGAGGTTGTGCTTTGCGGTGAGGAGGTGGAAGATGTGTTGCCGTGCATTAATTGCGAAGCGCCTTGCGAACGAGTCGTCATTTATGCGTTCCATGTGAACGGTTTAGAGGACCATCAGTTAGAAGAAATGGAGTCGGCCCTCTTCACCAAAAAGCAACGTGCTGCGGGCCATAAGTTGCGACAATCGGACAATCCTCTTCTGAGGAAGAGAGGCGAGGAGCTTCGGTTTAGGTCCAACAAAGATGTTAGAAAATTTGAGGAAGACCGTGGTTGGAGAAGGCTTACCCCCGGCACAACTGAGTTTAAATCTGTGATGAATCAGCAGTTGGATCAAGACTCTGATGTCCGAAAGATTGTGCGAACCCAAGGGAAAGAGGCCGCCGCCAACTTCATTAACAAAACAGATATAATGGAGAAAACGGGTTGGTCTTCATCGAGGTATGATCGGTGGCGCAATCTAACGGACAAGGTTCAATCACAAACAGAGGTAGAGGTAACCGATGGCTGAAGAAAATATGACCGCACAACCAGTTAGCGCACCACCACCAGAACCTGGGGTTTCCCAGCAAGCTGCTGTTGTGGATCCCCAACTTGTGATGGCTGCGTCCCAAAAGCTTGTTGAGCTTGGTGCCCTTGAAGCACCAGTGTCTGAGGTTACGCCTGGACTTTTGGCAGTCCTACGGTTTATTATGGAACAAGCCGGTGTTGATGTGGACCTCGGCAATCCCGAAGTACTCACGGAGTTTTTAAATGTCATTGTCAGTGGACCAACAGCCCCAAGCGGTGGAGCCCCAGGAGCCCCAGGAGTCGGACCTAGCGGAGTCGAGCCCATCGCCCCAGAACCTCCAGCCGGAACAGGACTCAACGCCCCAGGACCAAAGCGCCTCATCGGACTCCCCGGAACCAGAGGCCCAGTCTACTGAACCGGAGGCCCAGGCTGCTGAACCGGAGGCCCAGACCGCTGAGCCAACCCCCACACCTGCTTGGCCAGACCCCAGCGGTTGGGAGAACTTTTCGGACCTTGATATTGAGTCTTTGCCTGAAGCGTCACGCCCTCATTTTGTGCGGGCCAAAGAGCTATACGCAGCAAAAGAGCAAGAGCTTGAAACTCAGAAGGCTCGTATTGAAAAAGCCGTTCAGGATATGGAAGAGTCCAGGTCTACGTTCCATAGACTCATCGATCAAATGGATTCAACTGGCGACACGAAAGCCGTAGCCACAGAGTTGGATCGTTACCGAGGCGGGTTCAACTCTCTGGCCTCGGAAAACATCGCCTTAGCCCAACGAATGTTTAAGGTTGAGCACCCTAATTTCGAGCGTTATCCACAGGATGTTCGGAACGCTTGGGCTAACGAAATGTCTGATGAGACGTTCTATTCACGGTATTCCGGTGCCACGATTTACGATAAAATGAAAGAAGCCTGGAATTTCGCTTTGTTTAGGAGCGGCGCAAAGCCGTCCGCGCCCAAACCCCCACAGGCAAGTGTTCCTCACACCATGACTCAAGCGAAAGGCTCTACAGCCCAAGCGCTGGTGGCGGATGGGCGAGGTGCCAGTTCTATGCCTACGCCTGATGCGGAGGACATGAGCTTTGACGATATTTTATCTATGCACGACCATCTCCTTAAAAGTTGACGGTCAGCAGTTAGTGACAAAAACAAGTCACACTTTCAATACCAGCCAGGAGTCTCGTTTTGGGCATTTTAGAGTACGCAAATCGGACAGTGCCGCAGCTTATGAAGAAAAGCGTCCATTCGTTTTTCGCTTCAGATCCACTTCTGAAGAAGTTGCTGGATGCTAATCAAGTCAAAAGAAGTGGTGGATCAAGCATTAAACTGACCCGCATTAAAAGCGGACACAGTGATCTTGTGGAAATCTCATCTACAAACATTCAAGTCCCACTGGTGAAGCAAGAAACCTTTGGCTCACTGACAGGCGACTGGGGTCGTTACATCAAGCCGATGATAATTCCCCATGTAGACCGAGACCGCGCAGCAGACCCTGCTGAAGCCAAGCGGTTGGTTCAAGACACTGTCGCCGCTGTTATGACCGACGCTAAGAATCGCGTGATGCGACAAATCTACATCGGAAACGAGGCTGGCCTTAAGGCTCTTGGTTCTCTGAATGGTGGTCGAGACAACAACGCTTCTACCGGAAACATTGTTGGTGGATTCTCAACAGGAACAAGCACTGGATTGGAAAACGGAGCCTTGGTCTTCGATTCTCCTACACTCCAGGCCGCATCTGGCGTGACCTACTTGGGTCAGGCTCGATTGGAAGATACCACCAACTTCACCGATCACTGGCATAACCAGTTTGGTGACGCTGACATCGGCACTGAGTTCGTTGAGCAGTTGGAAACAGTCAAGTTGCTTGCGGACAGCTATTCAGATGATCCAAATGGAATCACACTGGGTATTTGCTCGAACGCGAGTCTTGTTAACATTGGCGCAGAAGCTCGGGCCTATCCGGGTGGTGCTGGAACAAGCGCATCAGCTATGGTTTATACCACAGACGATGTGGACAAAGGCCGCGTTCATCGCCCATTATCCGTGATCGCCGGTGTCGCCTTCTATGGGAACCGTTTTATGACGGACGCTCTGATGGATAGCAGTGCTGCTGGAACTAAGCACACTGAGCATGTGTACTTGCTCAACCCATCGGGAATCGAGTGGTGGGTAAACGCCAATAACAACTTCCGAACTACAGAATTCTACGATGGTCTCAAAACTAGCAACGTAGACGCTGATATTGCTTACTGTATTCTTGAGTGTCAGTTCGTCGTGACGAACCTGATGATTCAAGGCTGTACTGCAAACGCTAACTAATCCTCATAGATACGGAGTAAATCAAGTGTTTACAAATAAAGATGTAGTTATGGATCCGTCTGTCACAAGCGCCACATCGCTGGGAGAGGACGGTCAATTGATGTGGTACACGCACCCAACGTATGGGATGCAGTGTTACCGGCACGTCAAGCTGGACACCGACGTTTCCGCTGTGACCGGCCAGGTCATAGCCTGTAAGCTGGGCGGGACTGGAACAAATGTTATAGGCGTTCTTGCTCCAGTAGCTTCAACGAAAGTCCAATGCTTGGGTGTTGTTCAAAACACCGTAGCTGCTGGCTACTACTGTTGGGCGCTTGTTTGGGGAGCGGGTCTTGGTTTGTCGAATGGTGAGACTGCTGGCGATGCTGAAATCAATGTCGCTGGCGCTCCTGGGTACATCTCAGATGCCGCAGCTTCAGCCGCTGACCCTGGCGAGTACATTGGTCGATGTTTTGCTACAACAGCAAACGCTACCACTGGAGTTTGTGAGTTCCGCATCCTATAAACCTCAAACTTGGAGTAACCCGTGGGTACGAGACGAGACTTGCGGGAACGCTTCCGAGTACGGATGGGGTTTCCCGAAGACACGGACGCAGGTAATGGTAGGTTCAACGCGGCATTAAACTCCGCGTTGCGCCACCTGTGGTCAGACCTTCCAGATGTCCTGCTGACGGAAGAGTTCCGATTCCATACAGAGCCCGTCGTAGAAGGCGGGACTCTTAGTGTCTTTATCGGACACGCCAGTAATGCGTTCAGCCTAACCGATAGGCTTACCATGGTTTCCATGGCTGGTTCAGCTACGGATGGCATAGGCAAGGGCCACGTCGGACGTTGGCTTGAGATTTATGATGGCACCCGATACCATATGCGCCGTATTCGGTCCATCTATATTGCAAACTATGTTCATACCGGTGGAACCGTCACAAGCGCGAATCATCTGGTCATGGACAAGCCGTGGATAAACTCCACTGATACAAGCCTGAGTTTCCGTGTTCTGACGCTTGAGTATCCATACCCGGCGGATGTTCAGAAGATTACCCATCTTATGTACAACCCTGATTCTGGTGGCGCTTCACGAACAATACCGATGTTGCGTGGTGATCACAATCGGTGGCGGCGTTCAGTAGGCTGGCGTGCAACAGGTACACCCCAGGCTTGGGCAAGAGGCGACTTTTATCAGGAGCCCGCTCCACGTTATACGCCAGTCGCTGAAATGCTGGCATTTAGCGGAACCGCTGAAAATGTGGGCCCAACTCTTGGCTCACAGGTTTGGGGTTACCACGATACGGACGTATCCGGGGGGTACCTCGTTCATCATGGCGCGGGGTCTGCTGATACTGTTCAGCCCAAATACGGGCCAGCGGGCACCTTTTCTTATAAGGTCGTCCATGTGTGGGGTAGACGGCAAGCCGCCCTGCTTACTAACGAGTACGACAAAGAAGAATGGTATATTTCGTCAGCAAGCGAAGCTACGGAAAAAGTTGAAGTTAAGTGGGGCATGGGCGCTATTAGGATTTCCACCCCCAATGTAGACATGTCTCACGGCTACAACCCCAAGACTGAAAAGCCATCGTACCATCAATATGGGGTGGAGAAATGGATCTACCGTGCTCGCCACGCCAATCAAGAAACCTCTAAGGCTGGAGCCCCAGGAACATTTTCCGCTTCAGAACCGTATGAGAAAAACGCGATTGCAGATGGCGTATACTACCTGTGGAAGATTTTGCCGGGGTATACCACTGAAGTGTATGACCGTGGCCAGGAAGACCCCCCAGACCGCCGTAAAAGCCTTGAAGCGTGGCACGGTCACCAAAGCATCCGATTCGATAGACTTACAACTTCAGAGTCTGTGGTTGTAATGCAAGTGGTCAAGAAGCCACCTCAACTTCATCACGATCACGATGCTCCCCGTGTACCAGAGGAATGCATCGATGCGCTGTTTGCTTTGTGTGCCAGCTATCTCGCTGGAGATAGGGATGGTGACCTCGAGAAGAAGCAGTTTTATCTGTCTGAGTTTGCTGAACACCGCCGACGTTTGATACGATTGTTGGGTGTTGAAACAGCAATGATGCCAGAGTTTGGGGATGGCCTTGGGTTATCCGATCATGAAGTTTGGGAAAGTGCAGGTCAGACCGTGAAGGAGGCTTAATGGCCCGTCGCAGGAAAGGCAGAGCATACACAAACTATCTGAGCCAACCGTTTGGGCTTTCTCGTGTGATGGATGAGTCGCCGTATTCGGACGGATCGGCGG